TCAAACTCAACCCGCCGAAAGAAACAGCGAAATGGCTGCAAACCGCGAATTCCATCGAATGACCGGTGGTGCGACCGCGTCCGTCATCACCTCGCCCCATCAATCACGTAGACCATCGACCGCTTCGTCGGCACCCGCCGACCATTGAGCCGCCACACGATCACCGCCAGCCCGTACTGCCATCGCCGATTGGCGGCAGCCCGGGACATCCCGAACTGCCAGGTGATCTGCTTCCATGCCACCCGCTCGGCCCTTGCCCAGACAAGGCGCGCATCGTCCACCTCCAGCCAGCGCAGCCATAGCATGGCCTCGTCGGCCTCGGTGATCATGCGCGGGCTGGGCAGTGGCCTGCGCATCTTCGGCTCCTGACCGACCTTGTCGGCAAAGCTGTGGAAGTACTCCGGCCACGCGTTGAAGTGCCCCTGCGGTTTCACGCTGGGCATCTGCCGCATGACGTCGGCGGCCAGTTCCAGCCGGTCCTGCACCCGGGTGATTGTCCAGTCAGTCATTGTGATACTCCCTTCTGCCCGAGGCGTTTGCCGTAAAGTTTCTCACCGAGTTGGCGGACCAGTTCCCGTTCCGGCCAGGTGAGCCGCTGATCATCCAGCGATACCGCCAGCAAACCCTGTTCCTTCCATCCCTCGCGTTTGACCTGATCGGGATTGCGTCGGGTACCGCCAAAGCCGCGGGGGGAGAAGCTCATGCCGGTCATGCCATGCCTCCCCGGGTTTCAATGGCCCAGAGCAGAATGGCGATGGCATCGGCCTCGTTGTCGTCAGTCGGGCTGAACCCGCGTTTCCGGGCAGCTTCGATCATTGCCACCTTGTTGGCGTTGCCCTTGCCGGTGGCGTGTTTCTTGATCGTGCCAACCCCAACACCCTGATACGGCACGCCGCGCATCTCGGCCCAGGATGTCAGCGTGGCCATCAGACCGCCGTAGACGTGCGAGGCGTCAGTGCCTGCATGTCGCCGGACTTCTTCGTACCAGATTGTGGCGATGGGTCCTGCGAGCCGATCCATCTCGGCCAGCCAGTTCTGGAACCGCAGATACCGCATACCGCCACCGTCGTAGCGGCTAGGGCGAAAGCTAACCGTGCCGCTGGTGATCAGCCCGTCGGTCGATCGGAGCGCCCAGCCGGTGGTGGTGCCGAGATCGATAGCCAGCAGGGTGCGGCCCATTGGGTTGGCTGTTGGCGGGTTGGCGCACACAGGCGCAGAGGAGTGGGTCATGACGACTTCCTTTCGGGGTTGGTTGGTCGGGGCGGCATCGCCATCGGGTGAGGATGGTGGTCGCCCGGGCCCGAAAAAAGGGATCAGGTCTACTTTGGTCATTTCGGTCAAATCGCGTTTGACGGAAGTTTGACGGAAAAATTCTCTCTATGTATCTATTATTATTACATTATTATTAATTAGTCATTATGTCATACTCTTCTACAGGGTTTTCCCTCTCGCCACAGGTTTCCCCTCTCAGGGGGGTACTTATCCATGCTGACGGATGACAGAATGACGAAAGTCCTTTCTCTTGTTGTTTCATAAGCTTAACCTCAATCATATGGTTTTGACGGATGTAGTGACGTTGTCATATGGTCGCTCAATTCGCCCGATAGAGCGTTCCCGGCCTGCCACGCCCCTTGATCTGAACAGCGGTGATTTGTTCGCTCTCCTGCAGCGATTGCAGGGTGTCACGCCGCGTTTTTGGGTCCAGAAACTGGCATTTGCGGGTCAAATCACGCTGTTTGATACCCTTTCTTCCCGCTTTCCGGACGATTTCCAGCACCCTTTTGTGATGCCGCTCGGCGTCCGTATCCGCGATATGGCGCTCCGCCTGGACCAGAAGCGTGCCAACACAATGGGCCACTAGATCGCGCGCCCACTCGGCATCAACGCCCCGGATGACCGGCGCGCGCGGGTTGGCGCTCACCGCCTTGATCAGCGCGATTTTCGCGGTGTTCTCCCAGACCCGCGCCAGAACCGCCCCCTGGTCGGTCCCCAGCGCCGCACGTTGCCGGGCCGTCATATCTTCATCCAGCGCATCAAAGATTACGAGGGCCTCGGGGTCCATCGGCACCGTGGCCGGGTCCGGACGCACGGTTGCCGAGCCCATTTGCGCGAGATTGCCTCGCGACCTTGAACCGACCGCAGCAACAGCCTTGACGCCTTTCAGCAATGGCTTGGGCAAGTCCGCAAGTGAAGCTGGGCGACGGTTCCGGTCGGGAATGTCATCCTCGCTGCGAAACACCAGAAACCGCGCCAGGCTGCCATCCTGCAAAGACCCGCTGGAAAGCGCGTCCCAGAACGGGCCCGGCGCGCTGACGCCATGCACAGAGGCGCAGGGCTCGATGATGTCCTGACGCGGGCGCTCCTTCTGATCGGCGTATTCGGCCCCCATGAAGGTGGTCCCGGCGCTGGTGGCCAGTTCGGTAAACAGATCCCAGATTTCCGAGAGGTGCTTTGGCGCGCGGCGCTTGTCTACGACATTGGCCATGAAGCGCCCGAATTCATCGATCTGGAACAGAGAGGACGGCTGGCGGGTCAACGCAGATATCAGCCCCGCGCCCGAGGCAATCCGCTCGCCACCGAGGTGGGCCTCAAAGCATGCCTGGGTAAAGATTTCCTTGATCGCCTTGCGGGCGTGATCCTTGCCGCCACCGCTTTCGGCAATCCCGACCACGTTGAGGTTGGAGCGCAGATTGCTTTCGGTACGCACCTTGCGACCCATCAATGTGCCGAGGGCGGTCAGAGATGCCCCGACTGCCAGCCATGGTTGCGGGCGGATTGCGCTGGCTACGATATGCTCCACCATCAGCTTGAGAACACCATCAAGGCGATCCAGCGACGGGGCCGATGGCACCGTGGTCAGGACGGGTTTGTCATTTTCATCAGGGATATCGCCTGCATCAACCATCGCCGCCAGCAGCCCTGCCGCCGGATGCACCGGGTCCGGTTCAACCGAGCCATCCAGCACCAGGGCAGCATCGGGTTTCCAGCCGCGTTCCATGGCGAGGTGATAGATCGTGCCGGCCCCGATACTGGTGGGTTTGAACCCGACCCAGGACTTGCCAGTAAAGGTGGCATCGTTCTTGCCCGCCTGTGATGACCAGGTGGCAAAGAGATCGGCACCGTCCTCACCAAGCGCACCCTTCAGCGCCATGCCAACCCGCATCCAGCTGTCATAGTCGAGATCGGCGTTGGGCAACCACGAAAGGGCTGCCTTGATGGCAGGCAACGTGCCCTCCTGGGCCTGACCGAGGGCGGGTCTGTCACCACCACCGGTATCAAGCCTTACTGGGCGAAGGCGCTCCGGGATCAGCGCCATGGCCGCCTCAAGAAACGAGCGGGCCCGTGCCTCAGTTATCTCCGGCAGGCTGTCGATATCAAGATCAGCCAGCCCCTCTTCCGGCCAGACATAAGGCGCGCCGGTGTCCGGGTGCACGGCGTAGGCAACGAACTGCTGACCAAGGCACAGGACCTCCAGAGGGTGGTGTTTGATGCCCTTGAATGGGGTGGCGGCACGATAGACCAGCAGGCGCTTGGGTGCGCGACCAATCCGCAGTGCCGGACTGTCCCCGAGATGTTCGCGGCACAGGCCCTCAATCCTGATGGCCAGATCGGGATCATCACAGATGTCGATGTCAACCGCCGCCACGGCCCCGCCGACCACGCCGATGCCCGCTTCGGGCCATTTCGCCCAGGTCGCCACTTCAAGCTCTGTCGGGCGGCGCTCGCTGTATTGTGGCCAGCCGGGCAGTTCGCCCCATTCACCGGAGCGGAAGCGCCCGGGTTTCTTGGTCCCCGGCGCAATCGGCAGGATCGAATAACCATTGGCGACGAGGCGCGCGCCAAACTGGGCCATGTAGTTCGTTTCAGCCATCACAACGGCACTCCTTCGCGCATGGAAGCGATATGATCCTGATCGCGCCCGGCCAGATCGCGCAGGTGGTCGCAATAGGCGGTGACGATCACTTCGATGAAGGCCTGCCAGTCCTCAAGGCTCAGCTCTGCCAGGTCAGTCTGGCCAAGGCTGTCGAGATACGCGCCGCCGGATTGACCGCCTGCGTTCAGGGCATCCTGTTCATTTGGTGTTGGATCGATCATGCCTTTTCTCCCGTGGCAAATGGATTGGCAGCCTGGGCTGCAAAGGGTTTTCCGGGTTTTCTCGCGACGCGGGTCATGGAGGCGGAAAATGGCATCGAACCAGCCATATCCCCGGGGCTCGCGATGGCAGACGGGGCAGAGCCCGATTATGGGCTGGCGCATGGATCAAACCTCGCGTTGATGATTTCGGAGAACCGGCCGTTGGGCCGCACCTGGATTTCGAGAGGGGTGGCGAGATGGCTGATCCAGGTCAGCGCGCCATCGACGCTTTTGGGGATCACGCCCGGGTTGCGGGCCCGCCACCAACGTTCCGCCTTCTTGCGGGCATAGCCCTTGTGCTCAAGACAGACCCATTCGCTGTAGCGGGTCAGACCGCATTGATAATCGACCCGCAGCGAGGGTGCCTTGCCCGGTTTGCGGTGCTTGGCATAGGACACATGTGTGACTTTGAGCCATTGAGGTTTGCGGATTGACAGGATCGCCTCTGTTGAGGCCTCTGGTTTCAGCTGCACAGCGGGTGGAGGAAACGCATAGCCGCAATCGGGGCAGTCCGGTGCGCTGATCGGCAACAGGCTGTCACACTCGGGGCAGGTCTTGACCGGGGCCTCGCCATCGCCCTTGCCGGGGGTTTTCGGGCGCACCAGATCAATGGGCCCATGGCGGCTGACATTACCGGCGAAATCCAGCACCAGACAGTTTTCCTTGCCCGGGGCCAATCGCGTGCCGCGCCCGGCCATCTGCACATAAAGCCCCGCTGATTTTGTCGGGCGCAGCATGGCAATGAGATCCACACCGGGCGCGTTGAACCCGGTTGTCAGCACGCCCATCGAAGCCAGTGCGCGCAGTTCGCCGCGTTTGAAGGCGTTGATGATCCGGTCGCGCTCGTCCTTCGGGGTATCGCCGAAGATCGTCGCACAGCTGAAGCCACGATCCTGAATGGTCTCGGCCACATGACGCGCGTGATCCACTCCGGAACAGAACGCCAGCCAGGCCTTACGATCTCGCCCGAGTTCGACGATTTCATCGACCGCCGCCGTTGTCACTGCCGCCTTGTCCACCGCCGCCTGCAGATCACGCGCAATGAACTCACCGCCGCGCGAGGCGACACCGCCCACATCAAGCGTTGTTGTCGTGGCCTTGCTGATCAGGGGGCTGAGATAGCCCTGATCGATCAGCGTGCGTACCGGCACCTCGTAGGCAATGTCGGTGAAGAGCGCATTGTCACCCTGATGCAGCATGCCGCTGTCGAGCCGGAACGGCGTCGCGGTAAAGCCGATCACCTTCAGGGCCGGATTGATCGCGCGCAGCTTTTCCAGAAAGCGGCGGTACATGGTGTTGCCTGTGCCGGGAATGAGATGAGCCTCGTCCACCAGCACCAGATCGGCATGGCCGATTTCAGCCGCGCGTTTGTGGACCGACTGGATCCCGGCAAAGAGAATGCGCGCATCCGCGTCCCGCCGTCCCAAACCGGCGGAATAGATCCCGGCCGGAGCTTCGGGCCAGAGTCCCATCATCTCGGCGTGGTTCTGCGCGATCAGCTCACGCACATGGGTCAGGATCAGAATGCGCTGATCCGGCCAGGCTTTGAGAACGCCTTCGATGAAGCTGGCGATCACCAACGATTTCCCCCCGGCGGTCGGGATTATCATCAGAGGATTTCCCTTCTTCGTCTCGAAATACCGGTAGATCGCAGCGAGAGATTCCTTTTGGTACGGGCGCAGGGTCAGCATGATGCCTCCTCCCCGTCGCGCGCATCGTTGGTCCAGGTCGTGCCGTCCGCCAGGCGATACGTGACATAGTCCCGGTCCGCCGCGACCACCTCGCCGGGCACCAGATCGGGAATGAACAGGTGTCTGGCGCAGGCGGCGCGCTGGTCGGCAACCGACAGCTCGCGATCATGGCGTGCGCAATGCCAGCCTCCCTCAACCGGGGTGGCATGCAGGCAGGTGCGACAATTGCGGGCCACTTTGGCGTCGCCATGGCAGAGATCATGATGATCGCAGAACCGGCATTCAAACCAGGCCGGGTCTTCGGACAGGCGTGCCAATGGCCGATCCGCATAAATGACCCGCCCAGCCTTGACGAGATGACGCGATCCGGCGTCAGCGTCGACGCGGATGCGCTCCACATAGAGCGCGTCGGTGTCCTTGCAGACCGCGATGTAGATCGCCCGGGTGATTTCTGTCAGGTG